AATTATTCCTTAAATCACAAATTAAATAACAAAGAAAATGAGCTTAAAAAAGTTTATCAAGCAAAAATTCGACTATGATGTGTCAGGTTTGGCAGCATATGTAGACGAGCAAAGAGAAGATCTTATCACTAGATCAGTAACTGAAGCAAAGACTTTACGTTACATTACAATTCAAGAAGGTATCAAAGGATCTGAAGAGATCAAATTATTAGATGATACTTTGACTTACCAAGCTGGAGATTGCGAAATGACACCAGCTGGAGATACAGTATTCACTGATCGTGCAATTGCTGTTGAGACTCTTGGATACATGAAGAGATTCTGTCAAAAAGATTTGGCTGGATTTTGGACTCAATTGGCTTTGCGCCCAGGTGCATCTGCTGAGGACAAAGAACTTCCTTTTGAAGCACAAATCACTAACTACCTTTTGAGCTTACATGCACTTGAGTTAGACAAATTGATTTGGAAAGGTAACAAAGCAACTGGTACTGGTAACCTTCAGTGGATGAATGGATACCGTCAATTCTTGACTACTGCTAACGGATGTGTGAATTTGAACACTTCTGCAACTGCAAGCATTGATGCATCAAACGCTTATGATGTATTCTATGAGTGTTTTACAAATTCTCCTGAAGCTGTAGCTGAAGCTAGTGATTTTGTATGTTTTGCTGGCCGTGAGAACTTCAACTACTTGATGAAGAACTTGGTAGACCTTAATTTCTTCCACTATTCTCCAGCACAAATTGCTACAATGGAAGAGATCATCGTACCAGGTACAGATATGCGAGTGGTAAAAGTACCAGGACTTAATGGTCTTGACAATATCTACACTGGTAAAGCAGCGCACTTTGTATTCGGAACTGACTTATCTTCTGACTTTGATAACTACGATTTGTGGTATTCTCAAGATGATGATGTTATCTATATCAGATCTAAATTCAGAGCTGGTGTACAAGTACCATTCTTGGATCAGATCGGAGTTTGGAACGGAACTGGATCACCTAACTAATTAACAAATACGGGGAGGGTTAGCTCTCCCCTTTTTTCAAACTTTAAAACTAAGAATCGTGAGCTGTACCCTTACAACCGGATATAATGATCGTACATGCACCAATGGAAAAGGTGGCATCAAATCGGTCATTTTGTTCCCAATAGCATCAATTGCAACTGGGCCAACATTGACAAACAATGAAATCACAACATTGACTGTCACTGGTGAGGTATTCCAGTACAAATTGAAATCAAATTTATCTAGCTACACTGCGCCAATCCGAGTAAATAAAGAGAATGGAACTTTATGGTATGAGCAATCTTTGAACATGATCCTAGCATCAGATACAAAGGAGCTTCGTGCTGAGATCCACTTACTTGGACAGAATGAAGTGGTAGCAATTGTTGAGAAAGCTGATGGTACTTATGTGGCATTAGGACTTGACGAAGGTCTACAAATCAATGATGGATCAGAATACACTTCAGGTGTTCTCAAATCAGACAGAAATGGACATTCAATTGTCTTGGCTGGTCTTGAAAACAATGAAGTACCTGATGTAGCAGCTGGTATTGTAGCAACTTTGTTGACTCAACAGTCTCCAGTAGTTTAATCTACCTAATCAAACCAAATACTAGAAGGGAGAGGATGAGTATTCCTTTCCCTTTTTTTATTAAATTAGAGCCATGAAAATAGATCAGAAATTTATTGGAGCCAAAGTCAAGAGTAATCTATTGAATAGATACTTTGTGATTGAGGAGGGCAACGAGGAGTTATATATTAAACTAGGACTTTTGCATATCTTTGTAAATAGTGAGCCTAAAATAAAAATAATAAATGTTAAGACTCGAGAGATATCAGACATCAACACTGATAGTGACAGTAACGGAATATCAGACTCTGACAGCCCCTTATTGGCTCCTTGAGTTTACGCATGAGCAGAGCTTTGAATCTGTGACTTGCATACTTCCAAACATCAGTACAAGCACATCAAGATTTGATGAGTTTGTGATTGAGGATTTGGTGGATGTGACTTTCCCATATGCTGGCTTTTACACATACAGAATATTTGAGCAGACATCTAGCAGTAATTTAGATCCTGATCTCGCTGACAATCTATGTGAAGAGGGCAGAGCACATGTGTATGAGATTGATTCACCATCAAATGAATTTTCGACAACAATATTAAATAACATATATGAGTAAGATCACCAGCTTGTCATTCAGCAAGCAGTATCAATTGCCAGTAGAGGAGAAAGATTCTCAAAGAGGCTTCATGAAATGGGGCCGCAAAAATGACTATCCATTTTTCTTGATAGAGCTACTGCAAGGTAGTGCCTGGCATCAAGGTATCATAAAGAATAAAACCTACTACATTGCTGGAGGTGGCCTTGAGGCAGTATCAGGTGATCTGACTGCTTTCCTTGCCAATCCATTTGCTGACTTTGACATGAATGAGATTGCTCAAAGAATGGCCTTTGACTTTGAGGTGTTTGGTGCAATGGCTGTGATAGGTACATGGAACAGAGAAGGTACCAAGGTAGTGAGATGGGAGCACATGGATATTGACCTGATCAGAATCACTGAGGATGAAAGACTGTATTATGTATCTGATGACTGGTCAGCTTTGCAGCAATCAGCAGAAAAGACAAACTATAGAAGCTATCCAGCACTGAATGAGAACAATCGCACTGGATCATTCATTCTGTACTATAAGGAGCCATCTAAGCAAGCAAGAGGTGAGAAAGGAATCTATCCAAAGCCTCCTTACTATGGTGGTATTACAGCCATTCAGACAGATGTTGACATCAGTAAATTCCACATGTATGAATTGCAGAATGGATTCAAGGCTGGTACACTAATTAACTTGGCATCAGGTGAGCCTGAAACATCTGAAGAGGAAAGAAAGATAAAAGAACAAATCAAGGGCCGTACACAATCTGTGGAGGATGCTGGTGAGATCATCATCACATTCAGCAATGGAGCAGATGAAGCTCCTACAGTAATGCCATTGAATGGCAATAACTTACATGAGAGATATGCCATGACTGAGAAGTCAGTGCAGCAGAATATTCTTGTGGCCCATTCTGTGGTGGCACCATCCTTGTTTGGTATTGCTCCAAATGGATCTTTCAATGCAGCTGAGACAGATGACTTGTTTGAGATCTACAAGAATACCTATGTGAATTCAAGACAAAGGCAAATTGAATGGCTGATGAATTACATGGTGCAGCTATCAGGGGCCATTGGCAAGTTGAAGCTAGTTGATGTTCGGCCAATTGTAACAGCAACACCAGTGACAGCAACACCAGTGACAGATGCAAGTGGAGCAACAGAAGCTGCTCAAGTTGATGTGGCTAAATCAGCATTGAATGGTGCACAGATTGCATCACTTGTTGAGGTAGCTGCTAGTATTAAGTCAGGCATATTGACACCTGATGCTGCATTGCAGATAGTATTAGCATCATTCCCAACAATTGCAGAGGCACAAGCTAGAAAGATTGTAGGATTGCCAACAACTACACTATCAAGCTGTGATCATAAGCATGAATTCAGTGCTGATGAGATCACAATATTTTCAGAATATGGTGTTGATTCATCTGAATACAAGGTCCTAAAGACAAATATCATTGAATGGGATACACCATCTGATGAGGTATTCAGCAAAGAACAGATGATGTTTGCCACTATTGGTGAGGTCAAAGCTAATATTTCAGCACTAGAGAAATCAATTCTATCAATGCTTATTGCTGGTGAGGATGCATCATCTATTGCATCAGCTACTGGAGCCAGTGTAGAAGAGATTGCCAAGTCAACTGAGAGACTTATTGACTTTGAATTACTTGTTGATGGGGAGGTGTCTGACTTGGGAAAGCAATTGCTGGATGAAGCTCCAGCTCCTATTGATCAATTCATGGTGGTGTACACTTACAAAGAAAGACCAGGTGTGCCAAAGGTATTGACTAAGTCAAGAGACTTCTGTCTGAGACTATTGTCATTGAATAGACTTTACACAAGAGATGAAATCAACAATATCAGCTCAAGAGTTGATCGTAATGTGTGGAATTACAGAGGTGGGTGGTATACAAATCCTCAGACTCAAGTAAGTACACCATATTGCAGACATATTTGGGTACAACAATTAGTTATTAAAAAACAATAAGACATGAACTATTTACTATCTGTTGAGAATCTTAAGAAACTTGGATTGATCCACATGAATACAGATACAAAGATCCTATCTGTATGCATCAAGCGATCACAAGATATGCATCTCCAGCCAGCACTCGGAACACCTTTGTATAAGGCATTGCTAGATCGGGTTGAAACAAGCACATGGACTCAAGACTATCTGACACTGATGAATGACTATGTGGTGCCTTGCCTGGTAGCATTTGTTGACTTCAGAGCAGCTGCAATGCTGAATGAGAAGCTGACTAACAAAGCTGTAGGCCGCCAGTCAGATGAGACAATGACAGCCAATACAGATACAGAAACTGTACATCTTAGAGATATGCTCAGAAAGGATGCGTATTTTTACAAAGAAAGATTGATAGGATTCTTGAAAGATGACAATGGTGTCAAATATCCTGAGTATTTGGTTTGTTGTGATGACAATTCATGCAATGAATCTATGACTAAGGATCAGACTGGATATAAACCTTTTGGATGGATAGTATGAAAAAATTCACTGCGAGCAAGAAACAAATTGACAAATTAAAAAATTACCTAAATGGAAAAGACTCTAAATCAAATCATGCTGGAGCTGCAAGAGATCGCAACACAGCACAGACAAATAAATGAGTTTTTTCAAGGTGACTTCCTTGATGCTATAAGCAGAGATGCTGCACAGTATCCTCTGATGGTGGCAACTTTGCAGCCTAGTGGGATGGGTGCTGGATATGTCAATGTAAATTTTGTGATCACCATCTGTGACAAGTACAATCATTCTAACTATAGACAAATCAATGAGGTCCATTCAGACTGCTTATTGATATGCAATGACATCAAGACTACACTACAGCAGTACAGATGGACTGAGTTTGCAGATGTAACAGCTGAGATAGGCACAGATCCATTCATCAATCAAGGTCAAGACATGGTGGCTGGATGGACAATGCTGGTATCATTAAGAGTATTTGATAATGAAGATTGGTGTGCCATCCCATTTGATGACTATGACTTTGAGAATGGCAATCCTCCAGCTGGCAATTGTGGTGATCTGACAACGACTTACAATGTGTATGTTAATGGAGTGCTAGAAGATACATTCACACAGAATACAACTGAAAATAATACAATCAATATAACACTAAGCTAATGGCAACTACAAATATTAACGTCACAAGTACAGCTCAAGTACAATCAGATTGGAATCAGTCAGATAATACTGAGGTTGATTTTATAAAGAATAAACCAACAATCACAGCTGCCACTAATTATGGCCTATTTGCTCAGACTGGCAACAGCCCAACACTTACTGGTACTTCATTTGGTACATTGATAGATGGAGGTGTGGGATCTCTTTCAGTGCCAGCAAATGGGTTTTCTGTAGGTGATTCATTCAGAGTAGAAATGGCTGGTTTATTAAGTGCTCAGAATAACAATACAATCACTATAAGATTGAAATCTAATTCAACAGTTTTAGCTGATTCTCCAGCATTTACTTTGCCACAGATTACTAATCAAGTATTCATGCTTTCAGTTAACTTCACTGTCAGATCTATTGGTGCAGCTGGTGTGGCATCTATTGTCACCATTGCGCAGCTTCACATACTTAAAGCAGCATCAGGAACACAAGAGGGATTCGCTTGGAATGTAATAAACAATACTACGTTCAGCACCACTGTTGGCAACTTATTAGATATACAAGCAAAATTTTCCAGCTCTAGTGCAAATAATAGCATTTATTCTGACATATTCATACTCAATAAGATATATTGATGGATAATTTCTTTGATATAACTAAACTGAGACTAAGAAATCTTGAGCAGAATTCTGGTAATGTTACTGATGGTAACAAAGGTGATCTTACTGTCAGCGGATCAGGAACAGTTTGGAATATCAACACTAATGCTGTAACTGATAACGAAATAAATGATGTTGATGCTGATAAGGTTACAGAATCAGCTTTAAAAAGATTTACTACAGATACAGAAAAAAGTACCTGGAATGCGAAACAAAATAATATTTCTGCAATATCCGGAGGATCATTTGTATTTGTAAGTCAAAAATCTGACTTACCTACACCATCAGCTGGAGTTATTACATTGGCTGCGGGAGTTACTTATTTCTTTACTGATGAGGTAGACCTTACTGGAGATAGATTAGTGTGTGGAATCAATACTACTATTTTAGGAGGCTCATCTGACAATTGCCGAATAAAATCAACTGGCCTTGTTGGAACTGCACTTATTACATCTAACTATTCACTGCCAATAAGAAATATTACTATAGAAGCAAACGTAGCTTTAAATCTTGATGGAGATGGAACTACTACGGCTTTAGATTGGTTCGGTGTGAATTTTACAGATTGCCCTACTATTGGAACTGTTAAAGACTACACTAACTTTATCATGCAAGATTCTGCATTTTTGAATAGTGGTAATATGACATTTGATGGTACAATAGGTACAATAGGTGCTAGTCAATGCTTATTCAATTGTAATGCATCAGGAACAGCTTTTATTTT